GACTGTTTAACCATTTAGCATAAGTCTCGGCTTGTTCGCTAATCTTAGTCAAATCATACTTACCACAAAATCTCATAAAGTGAATACCAACTTGAGAGGTAGTCGTTGTGCGAACACCCTCACGAATACTTGCATCAACCTTGTCTTTGATTTCTTGTGGTTGTGCAGTCAAGTCAATTAAAATACGATTGCGTTCGTAATCCTCACGCACCCTATGCTCAACCTCATTGTGGTCGGACCAGCGTTGCAACATTAGATTGTTCCACTGGTAGCCCTGTTTTTCTCTATCAGCATAAGCCTCAATCAATCCAACTTTGTTCTTACTACCTTTAGTACGCACACCCGGATATGCACTGAACACGTTGTCAGTTGAATCACCCCTCATACATTTCTCAAAAAGTATAAATTGGGGGTCACCTAACAACTTAGGTTCTTTAGTTTTCTTATCAATAACGGGCTTGCCATTTTCTTTCATGTAGCCCTCTAATGTAATTAACTCACCCGACACTCCATTAAACTGTTTGACGGTTGGTGAAATTAATTGTGCGTAATCTGTGTCCGAACTGATAATCCAATGTTCATCTGCTGGATGCAAATGTACGAATCTTGCGATGATATCGTCAGCTTCAGCCTCAGGATGACGAAGGACACTTACGTTTGTCTTTTCACGAAAAAAATTCGTTAGTGTCTCATACGTGGTCCAAAACATTTCGTTTTCTTCTTTTTCTGCTTGTGTTTGAGAAAGAGTATCAACGACACGATTCTTTTTATATGGCTCGTAAAACGATTTGCGCCAGCTACGGCCCTCGAGGCAAACCACAACGTGATCTACCTGAAACTTGCGAACGATTTGATTAATGCTTGCCAATGTTAAGTGCAAGGCCATTCCTATCTTCTCGTCCAAATCTGCATTGCGTGATGCAACATGTCTTGCACGAAAAAAGATATTAGCGGTGTCCAGTAGTGCGTATTTCATGTGTCTATTATATACGTATATATTATAAAGTGCTAATTTTTTGGGCGTAATCTGCACCTGTTGTTGGTAATAATTTCAACGCATCCACAATATTAGTTTGAACACGTTTAGTGTTTGTCCAAACAAAACTACCACGTGCCGCTGAAATACGTTCTGTACCATTCAAATAATCCATATAAATGATTTCAACCATTGCAAGTAGTGCATTGTCAGTACTAGGTGCTTTCCAACCTTGATTAGACAATATTTGCAACTTAGTCATTGCACCATGCTTACCTGCAACAGCTTTCATTGCACCATCTAAGTTACCAAAAACATGTTGAACAATATAGTTGTAAGCTAGCATTTGATTGTCAAATGCTTGACCCTTCAAGGGCTTTCCGTTACGAACAAATTCATCATAAATGTTTCCGTAAAAACCAAACATAGCACTGCTACGTTCTTCATGCGGCCACCACTTTTCATTTTGTGTCATAATGAATTTCAACCGATCAATATCTTTGTTAGCGTCATTCCGCACAGCACCGATGTGAGTGATAGCACCTTTTTTCTTTGACTGTTTGTGATTGTTGTTCATCAACACACTATTGCCTTCATTTTGACATGCCTGAACTTGGTCATAAGCCTGTTTGTCCTCTTCAGTCACCTTATTTGGGTGTGTTGCGTTATATAAACGATAGTTATTGCTGTGAATACGAACATATTCAAATTCACCCCAAGGCTTTTGACCTTCACCGTTTAACATTAAAGCAAGACGACCGGGAAATGTAGGGTCATCGGTTGTCCATGTTTGTGTGGGTACCGGAAAATTTGCCCAATCTTCAGAATCCCAACCTTTGATATTTCCTGCACGTAGTTCAAGGTACAATGCAATCAAGTGATGCCACCCATCAATCGTATTATGATAAGTAACCTTGCCCTTTTTATAATTCATTTTAGCGTCTTTGAAGATGATACAAAAAACACAAGTAAAGAATTGCAAATCAAAGAGTGACACTAAATTTTTAAAATTAGGTTTATCCATGAGTCGCTGGAATTCCTCATGATAAAACAATACACCCATTGTAGTGTACCCAGTCACACCCATTCGTGCAGGGTCAAATCGTGGGTCTTTGTTTGCAACATCGTTGGCATAATCAGTTTTAATGATATTGCTGATGGTTGCATCTTCCATCATAATGTCTCCCCACTCTTGTACGGTGAGTTTCTTGAAATCTTCAGGTGGCTTTGTTAGTACGTTGTCAAACGTTTTAATGTCAATCTTGCCAGCAGGTTTAACAAAAGTATACGGTGCATCAGGTGATGTGATGGTTACTGTCTTAATTGGTTTAACGATTTTTACTTTTGCTGTTTTAGTCACTTTGATACCTTTTGAGTTTTTGACTTTAGTAGTTGTTGCCATGATTTAAGCCTTTTTATGTTTACGTTTACGGGAGTTAAAATCTTGTTTTGCTAATTCAATTGTGTGTTTACTGAAATCTCTAATCATATCATTGATATCAATTTTTTGATTTACAGGACTAAAAGTTTTGCGGCCTGAAATTTCAATGATATACTTAGATGATACCTCAATGTCAATTTTATTGCCCTTTTGAATTTGATTTTGAAATGCAATCTCTTTTGGAATAGCGAACGATCCATCAGATGTGATAACAAGTACTATATCACAAATTTCTGATTTTGTCAAATTTCGTTGACTTCGTAGATTAGTGAGGTTAAGTTTTAATGTAGACTTTAGTTTACCACTACGTGAATACATTTGTTTATTAAGTAGGGATTTAAGTTCCAGTGTGATGCCGAATCGTTCCCAATTGAAATCTTTGTGATGTTCATCGCCACCAACAAATTTAATTTGCTTGTCTTGTGTGGCGATAACTTGCTCCATAAGTGAGCCTCGCCAAAAGTTAAATTGATTACCTTTGATATGATTTACTTTATTAAACCCAAAATCAATAATAAAGTCCCAATCAAATGACTTTAATTTTAATACTACTTCATTAGAGATAGTCATCAGTCTCCCATAATTAAATTAATAAGTCTCTATTGTATAGCCAAAAGGAATTAATGTCAAATTTAATTTTGTTGTATTTTTACAACACTACTTCAGCTAACCTCAGTACGGCCATCGCCAAGATCCTTAGCACGGACCACACGCATGTCCGTAGCCATTGCCCGATTCTCAGGATCAGCTTGTTGTTGCTCATAGAGTTCAAGTGCTACATTGCGACATACTGTTTGAAACCAACGTTCAACAATCATTGTATCAGTATCATCCTCACGAATCTTAAACCCAGACTTGATTAAGTTCAATACAAATTTGTCATTCCAGTCCAATTCAAATGCACCAGTGTTAATATCGTATGGATCTAATTCCATTTTAAGAATATTGACATACGGCATGCCTTCCATTGTAGCCTTCTCTTTATCAGATAGAACACTATCTTCTTTTTTCTTCTTAGGCTGTCGTGGTTTCTTTTGCTGTACAGGCTTTACCGGTTCTGGCTTTTTAAATAAGTTCTTTATTTTGTCAAACATTTATATCTCTCTAATAATTTAAAGCTGGCAAGATTCTTTGCCTTCGATTCGCACATCATATCAAAATTATCAATGAATGTCAATGCCCAATCGTTCACCGCTTCGTTCCAATAGTAATCACTATGTGCCCGAAGTTTTTGCTTACTGTATCCCGATTCAATCAACGCACCATGATTGGGTAACTGTGATCCGGAATGGCCGACAAGTACGTCCTCACGGCTGACGGAGTAATGTAAAGTAGGCCTAATACCGCGCCAACTATCAATAACTTTTTTAACCCTGTCATCATTGGGGGAAATATATTCTCCTTCACGAATCCAGTGATGGTGAATGTCCATGACCGTAGGTACGAGGTCAGATAATGATAAGCAGTCTGTAAGTCCATGTGTGTATTCCTCATTCTCTAATGTAAGTGTGTTTCGTGCCTCGGGGCTAAGTCTATTATAAACATCTCTGATGCCCTGAGGACCTTTGCGACCAGAGATGTGAACATTGATTTTCATATCTTGAAACTTCTGACCATAGCCCATCCAACGAGCCATGTCACAATGATATTCAAATTCATCTATACTCTTATTTACTACTTCTTCACGGTCACTTGCTAAAACTACAAATTGATCGGGGTGAAAACTTAGACGAACATCATTAGCCCTAGCAGTTTCACCGATCGGTGCGAACCATCGTTGTAAACTGTTTTGTACATCAGTTGATTGCCAAAAGTCTTTGTACTCATCCATAGTGTAGAAACTGAGCATATCGCTAGTAAGACGCAACATACGCAATTGTGGATCAAGTGTTGCAACTTTCTTAACAAGTGCATGTGTATTTAGAATATTGCGTTTAGCAACATCCATAATCTTTTCTTCTACGACACTACGACTATTACGCTTTGCCCAAGCATGAGTTGTACCACCTGTGTTAAGACCTTCGGCTGAAACAATCTCACCCTTCTTGTTAATTTCTGCCCATTTGCAAGCAAAACCGATACGTTTGACTGACTGATTTGTGTACATAGATAGACCAAAATGATAAATAATAGAT